GCACCGACCTATATGAGACCTATCAGTGTTTGACTTTTCTGATGCTTCCCTTATATTATCATATTCTGCTATAAGGGTCTTCAAGTCAAAGGACCATTGCTGGATCTTAGTAAACTTCATAACCTTGTTGTCCACCTGGGGTTCGGCCTGATTCACAAACTTCCACTGGAACCCTCCCGCAGTTTTTCGACCCTCCTTTCCGTTACATACACGGCCTATGTTCACGGCCAAGGCCCCGTTACCCCCTGAAGCTTCCTCGATCGACACAAACGTCCTGAGGAGTTGGGCGCCATCCTTGGACCACTGCTGGACGGATTTTAGATTAGCTAACCTAATCAACTCACGAGCCTCCTCGTCGTGGTGCTTCCCAAACATGGCGTGACGGTCGCCGGAGCGGACAGAGCTCATAAGTTCCTTTGTGTCCTCATGAAGAACCTTGTTCCTGTTCCCGCCCGTCTCATTGTTGTACCCGCCTGGGGCCAAGGTTCCACGATGGGCAATCTCCTGGATCTCGAGGTCGTCCAGGCGCTCTTGCCAGTTTCCGTCCCTGGGGAAACTGTGAAGAATTTCAATCTGAAATTTGTCCCATCCGTGTAGACGAATGGCGTTGTACAGGTGTCTTTTCCGGCCGTTGTTAACGTCGGAGATGTGTCCGTTCAGGCGAATTTGAAAGTCGTCCTGAACCGTCTGACCTATATATTCCTTACGTGGCTCGAGCTTGCACTTTATGGAATACACAAAGGGCATGCACTACTGAAACTAGCGTAGATTTCTTTAGACGAGACGTGCGCCCAGACGACGCGCCGATTTTCTGGCGCCCTATTAAATGTCTCGCGTGCCACGCCCGCCACCCCCAAGCCCCCCACACGAGGACGAGGAGGACGAGGAGGACCTGGACGATACAGAGGAGATGGACGAGATGGACTTTGGCGACCCCATGGAGGCCCTGGGCGCTTTCCTGGCGACCGAGGACGGTGAGACCGTCGCCACCGCCCTGGTGGGCCTGAAGGACGCGACCGAGAAGATCGCCCTGAACCTCGAGATGCAGAACAAAATTCTGGTCAAAATTCTGTCAGCCGTGTCCAGCGTGAAGGGCTGTGAGTGCAAGGTGCAGCCGCAGTACATCGCCGCACCCGCTTAAAAAAGTCTGCCCCATTCTTAGTAATGTCAAGCGCCAAGAAAGTCCACACAATCCAGAAGGAGATTACTCCCGAACACGATGAAGAAATTCGGATGGCTCACCATACCACCGAAGTCAACTCATGGACGATTGAGGAACTTGAGTCAAAAATAACTCAAGCAGAGACCGATGCTGGTTTTCACATTCGAGCAAACACTCTCGCGGCTGACAAGTCGTGGGCGTACGTCTTGTTTCTGAATGACCAGGAGCGTGATGCGGATGGCTATCCGCGCAATCATATAGTAGAACACGTGAAGACGCGCAAGGACCGTTTCGTCAACAGTTGTAGGACCCTCCTGACGCGTGTGGATAATCTCAACGCCAACAAGCGTCCGAGCAAGGATGTGAACGGGGAGGAATTTACGATTGAATTTCGGATCCGTCGCCTGATTGTCGACCGTCAGGAGATGTTTGAACAGTTTCGCATCTGGGACCGTCGTTTCAATCGTATCAACAACCCGACGCTCGCCATAGACAACAACGACTCGTCCCTGAAGGATGACGATTCCAACACGCCTTACCAGAAGCTTCTCTTGTTTCTGCTTCATCAAGCGTATGACGAGGGGTATCGCCGGTACCGTGACCAATGTTGTATAGAAATTCGAAACACCCGAGCCTGGAAGCAGGTCAAGGAGATCAAGGACTTTGTGTACGACACGACACAGAAGGAGGACAATCCTGAGATGTGGAAGAACCTGACAAGCCGTGGGGGCCTCGTGGGTGATGTCGTGCGTCACCTCACCAACTGCAAGGATTTTCAGTTTCCAGAGATCAAGAAGGATCGGCACACGTGGTCGTTCCAGAACGGCCTGTTGGCGGGCAAGGATTGGGACGTCGAGCAACAAAAGTACCGAATCAAGTTTTACCCTTACAAGTCGCGGGAGTTTCGGGAATTGGATCCCACGCTCGTGAGCTGTAAATATTTCGACTTGCCGTTCGATTCGTACGATGAGATCGAAGACTGGTACGACATTCCCACGCCGCATATGCAGTGCGTCCTGGATTATCAGAAGTTCGATGCCGATGTGTGTAAGTGGATGTACGTATTCTGTGGCCGTCTGTGCTTCGAGGTGAACGAGCTGGACGGTTGGCAGGTGATTCCGTTCCTGAAGGGTATCGCGCGTTCTGGCAAGTCGACCCTGATCACGAAGGTTTGTAAGTTGTTCTACGAGTGTGAAGACGTTGCGACCCTCTCGAACAACATCGAAAAGAAGTTTGGTCTCCAGAGCATCTACCGTGGGTTCATGTTCATCAGTCCTGAGATCAAGGGAGATCTTCAACTCGAACAGGCCGAGTTTCAGTCTCTGGTGTCAGGCGAGGATGTGTCGGTGGCGCGAAAGAATGAGACGGCGCTGAGCATGCAGTGGAAGACGCCAGGTATTTTGGGCGGAAACGAGGTTCCCAACTGGAAGGACAATTCAGGGTCTATTCTGCGTCGCTTGGCCACGTGGAACTTTGGGCGTCAGGTGGCGGATGCCGATCCCCATCTGGATCAGAAGCTCGAGCAGGAGATTCCCGCGATTCTGTGCAAGTGTCTACGGGCCTATCTCGACTATGCGCACAAGTACTCTGACAAGGACATCTGGAACGTGCTCCCCAAGTACTTCAAGACGGTACAGAGCCAGATTGCGCAGGTTACGAACGCGCTCCAGCACTTTCTGTGCTCGGAAAAGTTCAAGTTTGGTCCTGGCCTTTTCATGCCCCAGACGCTATTCATCGCACGGTTCAACGAGCACTGCAAACAGAACAACCTCGGAACGCATCGGTTCAATCAGGACTTTTACGCGGGCCCCTTCAGTGCCAAGGAACTCGAGGTTCGGATGGACTCGCAGATTTACAACGGAAGCGCCTACTCGACGCAACCTTTCATCTTCGGTCTCGACTTTGTGGCACAAGAATAAAATGTAAGAAAACAGTAATATGGAATCCATCGAGGATCAGACGCGAGCTCGGATCGCCAAGTTTCAGAAACTATGGCGATCCAAGCGCGTTTTCACAAACAACCAGGGAGCATGGAAAGTGTCCCCATCTGCACTCACTGCCAAAATTGTCACTTTCAAACTGCCGACGAATTTTAAAATGGTATTCGAAACGGAACCCAAGGGGTTCTCTGAGATCATGGGATACGCCGCCACCTTTAAAAAGCCCGTGGTGCGGTGGATCCCAGGCCAGGGGTGGATCGGCGACAAGGACGACGTGAAGAAGATCATTGCCAAACGCGGTCAGCAGACCATTGTCATGACGGACAAGTACTTTGACGTAATGGGTCTCGGCAACTATGAGGAGGCTCTCTTGGCTATCGTGAAGAACGGCTGGGCTCCGCGTTTGCTCCTTAAAGCCCCTCCGACCTATAAAAAGATTGACGGCATTTTCTACATAAACAGATCCATAGCCCTCGAGGACCTGCGCGACGAGCTCAAGAAGCTCCCTGCGTCCATGGTCGACAGCATTAGCATATATGACGAGAAAGTCGGTGGCGTCCCGGCTATAGTCCTCAAGCTCAAGAGCCCCAAGTGGACCTATCAGTTCTTTAAGAACGGCACCGTGCTTTTCACGGGTATCAAGGACCCTTCGGAACGCGAGGCGCCCAAGAAGCTTTTCAAGGAGCTTTTCGCGAAATACGATATGGTTCCGTTCCTTGCTTTCAACCTCGCAAATTCCCCTGCGATAAAGAAACCTGCAAAGGGGGGCGACGCTGCGGCCAAAAAGGCCAAGTTGGCAAACAGGTACCCACTCGCCAGCTCGTGGGACGCCACGCGTCAGGGTTTCTACGTGCGTCCCGGTACGAACGGCAAGCCGCGATTCTACAAGTGGCGCAAGATGGAGCGCAACATCACTACGCGCGAGTGGATAAATCGCGGTGCCATGGGACTTGGTAAGAAGAACGCCGTCGTGGTCGCCACGGCGTTCAACAAGGCGGGCATCCCCATTCCCGCCGCGACGCGCAACATCTTCACCCGGCTTGGCTTTCCGCTGGAAGAGCCACGAAGCGCTTCGGTCGCGGCCGGGCCCAAAAATCGTCGCGCCCCGGGCTGGAACGCGACCAAAGAGGGCTTTTACGTGCGCCCTGGGCCTGGTAAGCAGCCGTACTGGTTCGCAATCCCCGCGGGACTCGCCTCCGGTCGCAAGACTGTGATAAAGACGTACACTGACGCCGGACGCAACATCCCTGCGGCGGTCCGTGCGATTTTCAAGATTCCCGCCAATGTCAAGACGAATGTGATGGTGATGGGCAACGAGGCGTTCAAGCCCGGTCTGCAGCACCTTGTCACCATGGGTCTGAACCAGATCCTGCGCATCAACAACCGTCAGGCGACGCGCCTCACAAAGGCGGAGCTCCTGGGTGTGGCGCGCAACATGGGCATTCCAGAGGCGAATGCCAAGATGGCACCGGCCGATCTCATAAGTCTGATCCAGAAAAAGGCGGGAGTTTACAAGCCTGTTCGCAACGCCAACCTTGTGGTCAATGGCGTGTATTACAGATTCATGAACAACGGCCGTGTGGAAAAGACGACGGGTCAGGGCATCCAGACTCGGCGCGCGTGGGCAACCCTACCAGCCGAAGAGCAGAATAAGATCGCAAAGACTCTTCTTCCCTCCAATTTACATCCGGAATACAATGCCACCGCCAAGGCGAACAAGTTTAATACCCTTCGAGCTTACCTGGCGGGCAAGAAACCCGTGGTCACTAAGGCCCCGAGCCCGCCACCCAAGGCGACGCCGAGCCCTTCATCGGCGGGTTCCAACAACAACAATGCGCTGGCTCTTCAGTTCGAGTATGCAGTTCGTCTCGGACAGAATCTAGGGAACCTTTCTCGCCCAGGAAACGAGATGCTCTTTATGAACATTCACCGCAAACTGCCCCTGGGTGCACGTGGAAAGCCACTCAAGGCGGCGGTGAACCAAGCGTATAAAAAGTTCGTCAAGGAGACGGCGGCCGAACGCAAGAACGAGCCATCGAAGGCGCGATTCGTTACAAGAATTAAGGTTCCAAATTGGATGCCGACCAACAAGGTTCAAAAGTACAAAAACTTGGTGGTTAGCTTGGCGTTCCAGAAACCCAAACCTGCTCAGAAGAACATCAAGGAGGCCATAAGAGGCTGGATAAACCGCGAGGTGCCCATGAGCCCGGCGCGCGCCGCCCGTGAGGTCGAGAACGTCATTACGGGCGAGAAGCGTGTGATCCCTGCTTACGTGCCCACGCGTCGGGCGACCCCCTCGATCCCCAAGAGAAGCCCTCCACCTAAAAAGAGCCCCAAGCCCAAAAAGTACAACGCTTCCAAGAGCCCACGGCTCCAGAAGGAGTATGCACTCCCTCGCAACCGCTCGGCGATTCAGAATCTAAATAACGCAATCGCAAATATGGGGCTACCTACCGGATCTAAAAACACATACACGTGGGCGGGTCTGGCACGGGCGGGTCTGAACGTCAAGTTCCGCAACAATTGGCTCAAGCACGTGGCGGTCTAAATACACTTCACGAGGTCGAAGATCTTGTGGAGCAAGTTGAAAAGCTCATTCTCGTCACCTGAAATTTGAGAAGGGTCGATAATCTCCATCTCAATCTGGTACGTCGTGTCCTCATCAGAGTCCTTGTCGTCAGGCGTACCCTTGACGATGGTCATGTCGATCGACAAGTTCTTCCTCACAAACGACCAACGCTCCTTGGTCGTTTGCTTGGTACTCGTCTCATCACCGTCGTACTCGAAGGGAATTTCACTTGAAATTCCCAGCCGGACGTTGAAAGGCGCCGATTCCATATTGAAATCATCCACGAGTACACGCTTCTTGATATGACCAACCTGCTCGTCCGTCTCCTCATCAACGGTCAGGCGCTTATTGCCCTCGAAATAGTACACGGTCGCGTTGGTGTGCTTGGTCGACTCCCAGCCGTCATACTTGCGAAGGGCCCTCGAGACCTTGTCAAACACGGCGGGTCCCACATTCGTGTCGAACCCCTTTCCAGAAGGGCGCCCGAAGCGAAACTCAATCTCTGTATTGGGCCTCTTGGCGTATTGGCGAATCAGGGGCTCCCACTTTGCAAAGAGAGAGTGAGCGCTCATTTGTTTAGAGAAATAACGCGTGAACCTTTTAAGACAAGATGCGAGGGTTGTGGAACCTCGGCAACACCTGCTTTTTCAATACTGCGGTTCAGTGCTTGGCCCACGTCCCTCCGCTCACAAAGCATCTTTTTTCACTCCCGCCGTACGAAGGGCCCTGTGACATCACCCGTGAATATCAGAAGCTCACAAGGGAACTATTTATGAAAGACCGATCAGATGCCGTGAGCCCGAGTGATCTGCTCGGCGCCTTCAGGGTCCGGTTTCCCCAGTTTGCCAATCAAGGTCAGCACGATGCTCAGGAGGTTATCCTTTTGCTCATAGACGTTTTTGAAAAGTCTTTAGGTAAGGAACTTATTCAGGAAATATTCAACGGGGAGGATTCACAGGAGACTTTGTGGGACACTGGAATGTCTACTGTGAAAACTCCTTTTACTACGTTGGTACTAGATGTGAGTGAACCGTGTCGCCTCCAGGACCTCATAGACGACAGGCTTGAGGAGCAGCCCATCGAAGGGTACATGGATTCGAACGGAAAGACGCATGAAATGGCAGCCGTGCGACACCGGGTATCAAAGTGGCCCAGAATCGTGAGCTTTTCATTCTCGATGTACGATTATAAATTTCCCATCGAAATTCCTTTCGAATTTGAGGGACGCAAACTGTTCGCATGTGTTTTACACCAAGGGGTTCAGAGGGGAGGACACTACGCATTGCTCGTGAGACGCTTTAACA